GAAGAACAAGTAGAAAAAACTCCATTCTAATATGGATTTACTTGATAAGCACCTGGAGGAGTTTATAGAACTCTTCCAGGGCTCTTCTACATATTTTGGCGTATCCAAACCCACAGGTAAAAAAAATTTTAAAGGAAAAGCAGAATTTAAACATTGGGTTGAGCCACAATCAATGACTAAAGATCATTGGAGCAGTCACCTTAGAGGAGAATCATATTACGGAAGTGTACCAATAAGAGACGATAATACATGCAGCTGGGGTGTCATAGATGTTGACCGTTATAATATACGGCATCAAGATGTCATTTCTATAATAAGACAAAGAAAATATCCATTAGTTCCATTTAGATCAAAGTCAAACGGATTACATTTAATTTTATTTATTGAAGGTGTGGTTGCTGCATCATCTATGAGAAAAAAATTAATTGAACTCGCATCGGATTTAGGAATAAACGATACAACAACAGATATTTTTCCTGCTCAAGATGAAGTAGATTTAACACCTGAAAATTGGGACGATAAAAGAAAAGGTAATTTTGTAAATTTACCATATCAAAAATTTAACATGACCACTAGGGTTGCTATGGATGATGAGTGTAACTCTATAAAACTTGAGGATTTATATAATTTTGTTAAAAAATTTAGATTGACACCAGCACAGTTCAAAAAATTAAAAATATTTCAAGATGATGAAACTAAGGACTATCCACCTTGTGTAGTAAATTTTATGAAAAACAAAGTTCAAAAGGGAGAAGGACGAAACGATGCAATGTTTAATGTTGCAGTTCTTGCAAAAAAAATAAATCCAGATCCTGTAATGTATGAGGAATGGACAAGAGAGATGATGACAAAAGTTTGTAGTGAAAAATTACATCCAAAAGAATTACAAAATATATTTAAAGGTGTTGAAAATAAAGAATATGCTTATAAATGCAAAACATCTATAGCGAGAATGCATTGTGTTTCTAGTGAATGTGTAAAAAGAAAACTTGGTATTGGAGTAAATGAAGCTCTACCTGAAGTTGGCAAACTCATAAAAGTAAATTCCTACCCTGAGCCCTATTGGATATTACCAATACAAGGAAAATCAGTGAGGTTGTCCACAAAACAGTTATACCAACAGCTTTTGTTGGGGGAGCAATTATTAAATTATGATATTGTGTGGAGACCTTTAAAAGCTACAAAAAGAGACCCAGACCCTTACAGAGATTGGTTAGAAGAACTTGTTTCAAATAAACAGGATATGGAGGGCTTTGATGCGGTGGAGGAGAGGGATGATGTATTTAACAACAGAATGGCCAGATTTCTTGAAGATGTAGAAGATACTACAGAATTTGACCAAATAGACTCCGATAATATCTGGAGAGACGATACTGAGATGAGATTTAAATTAGAAACTTTTAGATCTTTCATCAAAAAATTAGGATATAATTGGAATGAAAAGGAGTGTACAAGGTTTTTAGAACAAGGTGGAGCAAAACCAAAAAAGAAGTTTCAAGGTATAGACAGCAGACACTGGGTTGTTGCCTTACCAAAACAAACAGAGCATAAGAATAAAGATGTCAAATTTGTTAAGTCAAAAGCTGCGTGGGAAGACAATTAAAATATTTGGTCCACCAGGTACCGGTAAGACAGAAAATCTGTTAAAACGTGTACAACGATATTTAAAAAAAGGATATTCACCAGATGAAATATGTTATATATCATTTACCAATAAAGCTGTGGACGAATGTGTCGATAGGGTACGTAAAAGGTTTACAGAATACAAGGAAGATGATTTCAAATATTTTAGAACCCTCCACTCTTTGGCCCGACAGCAATTCGCTGAAATTCCCGTTTTAGATCCAAAAGCAGATTTGCTTATGTTTCATACACAATATGGAACAGTAAAAGTTAATTACAAAGAAAATTACGATGACGCAAAAGTTTACAACAATTGGTCATTACAAATTTATGATAGATCAAGGAACATGAAAGTAGATCCTGTATGGCTGTATAAACAACAATCTAGAAAGCCTGTACGTTTGCAGCAGTTTAAATCAATCATAAATGGTTACGAGCAATTTAAAACAATGGAACTGGAGGACGGACAACGGACACCAGATAGATTAGATTTTACAGATATGGTTGAAAGATATATTACAAACGGTTTAGTCATTCCATTTAAAGTTCTCATGGTTGATGAAGCACAAGATTTAACACCTTTACAATGGGATATGGTAGTTAAAATAGCAAAACAAGTTAATCGAGTTTACATTGCAGGCGATGACGATCAAGCAATTTATGAATGGAATGGGGCAGATGTAACTTTATTTCAAAGATTCCCAGGCAGAGCATTAGTTTTGAAAAGATCTGTTAGATTAAATAAAAATATACATTTTTTTTCTAAATGTTTACTGAACAGTATGGGTGATAATCGGGTGCCAAAAGAATTCTACTCTAATCAAAAGGCTGGCAGTATATTTAAATGGAATTCTTTAAAAAAGGTGCCATGGGACATGGACGGGAGTTGGATGGTATTAGCCCGAATCAATGATGTAAAAAAGGAGTTGCAACAGGAGGCAAGAAATTTGTCTTTGTATTATCAAGATGTCAAAGGCAACAAATCTTTTGACCCCTCACAGTTTTTAGCTATAGAATATTGGAACAAAATTTGTGAAGGTGGTTCTATATCTAGAGAAGAGGCGTGTACAATGTATGAGTATTTATTAAACATAGACCACGGATACCGGTCACAGGACAGTAAAAAATGGAGTTTCGCTCACCCAAATCAAGTGTTTAATTTTGATGAATTACATCTCAGATGTGGTATGAGAGATGAAAAAGGTCCATGGAATCAAGTGTTTAAAAGAAAATTTAAAGATAAAGATAAACAATACTTTTCTAAATTAATGAAAGGTGGTGTAGATCTTACACAACCACCAAAAATAACTATTGATACAATACATCAGGTTAAAGGCGGTGAGGCAGATAACGTTGTTCTTGCCAGTAAATGCAATTTTCCATCCCATTTTGAAAAGAAAAACCTACAAGAAAAAGTAAAAGAGTTGAGAGTGTGGTACACAGGTGCAACAAGATCAAAAGGAAGTTTGCATTTGCTAGGTACTTATCATCAATACAATTTTCCGTTAGGAAAATATTTTAAACTATACGAGGCGAACTATGTTTAGACAAATAATAATTGATGCCTTGACTGATAGATACAATGCACAGATATCTGAAGCAGAGGCTACTATAAAAATTTATTTAGAAAAATCTGTTGGAATAGGCGAACACCCTCAGCACTTAGATGAGGTAGATAAATTAATTGAAAAAATTGCCAATGCAGAAGAAAAATTAAAAATACTACAGGAATTTAAAATATGACAAATAAAGATATTTTTAATGACGCTTTTCCTCAAGAGAGACAGGTAGGCGGAAGTCACTATAAATTTTTTGCGATACAACCATATGAATTTATATCAAAAAATAATTTATCTTTTTTTCAAGGAAACGTTATTAAATATGTGTGCAGATATTTATTTAAAAATAAAATTGAAGATTAAGAAAAGATAATTCATTATTGTGAGTTGGAAATAAAAAAATTAAAAGACACGAAAAAAAAATGACATTAATTCAAGGGTTTGGAATGTTAGCCATGGGTATAGTTGCTATATTCATCGCAAGTTTAATAATTTATTTTGTCATAAATAATTTTGTAAATTAAATATGACTCATCAATTAAATTTTATTTATAATGATAGCGATTGGATAGCGCCAAGTGAATATCCAGACTTATCGCAAGCAAAAGAAATTGCAATAGATCTAGAAACAAAAGACCCAAATATTAAAACTAAAGGCTCAGGTTGGGCAACTTTTGACGGAGCCATAGTAGGTTTTGCTGTAGCTGCTCTCGATCAACAATGGTATTTTCCTATTCAACATGATGCTGGTGGTAATATGGATTTAGGAATTACAACTGCGTGGATGCAAGATGTTTTAAAAACTCCTGCAACAAAAATATTTCATAATGCAAGTTACGATGTTGGTTGGTTGAAAATAAATGGATTCGAAATTAATGGGCCAATAGTAGATACAATGATAGCAGCTGCACTGATAAATGAAAACAGATATAGTTTTAGTCTTAATGCGTGTGCAAAAGATTATTTAGGTGAAATAAAAAATGAGACATTTTTAAACGAGAAAGCAAAAGAATGGGGTATAGATGCTAAAGCTGATTTGTGGAGGCTGCCTGCAGGATATGTTGGATTTTATGCTGAACAAGATGCAGGTCTAACTTTACGTTTATGGCAGCATTTTAAAACTGAAATATCTAAGCAAAGTTTACATGATGTGTGGGATATGGAAATGGAACTATTACCTATTTTAATAGAAACAAGAATGAGAGGGATAAGAGTTGACGAAGAAAAAGCTGCATCTTTAAAAAAAGAATTTAAAAATAAAGAACAACAAGTATTAAATGAAATAAAAAAACAGACAACTATGAATGTTGATATTTGGGCAGCAAGATCTGTTGCGCAAGTATTTGATAGAATAGGTGTAGATTATCCACGAACAACGAAAACCGAAGAACCAAGTTTTACCCAAAACTGGTTAGTAAACTGTGATAACCCGATAGCGCAACTAATAAGACAAGCAAGAGAAATAAATAAATTCCATTCAACATTTATAGATTCAATTCAACGTTATGTTTATAAAGGTAGAATACATTCTGAAATAAATCAACTGCGATCTGATCAGGGTGGCACCGTTTCAGGGCGTTTATCTTATTCAAACCCTAATCTTCAACAAATACCAGCAAGAAATAAAGAATATGGTGATAAGATAAGAAGTTTATTTTTACCTGAAGAAGGTAGACAATGGGGTAGCTTTGATTACAGCCAACAAGAGCCAAGGCTTGTTGCCCATTATGCAGCAAGTGTAGATCAGCAATTTACGGGAGCTGATGATTTTATTGAAGCCTATAAAAATGAAGCAGCAGATTTTCATCAAATAGTTGCTGATATGGCAGGTATCTCCAGGACTCATGCGAAGACTATAAATCTAGGTTTATTTTATGGGATGGGTAAAGCAAAATTAGCAAAAGAACTTGGTATTTCTAAAGATAGAGCGGAGAGCCTCCTGAACCAATATCATTCAAAAGTACCATTTGTTAAAAAATTAGCAGAAGCTGTAACCACCTCTGCTTCAAAATATGGGTTTATTCGAACAATAAGGGGCCGTAAATGCCGATTTGACATGTGGGAGCCTGCTACCTTTGGAATGAACAAAGCTATGCATTACGAGGAGGCTAAAGCCATATATGGTAATAATATTAGGAGAGCTTTTACTTATAAGGCCTTAAAT